AACCACACCGCAGGACCTTAACCGTACGAGGGTCTTGTGGTCACTTGTTATATCGTACGAGCACTAGGAGAACGACATGAGTACCAAGAAACAATCCCCCAAAGCCGATAAGGTATGGGCGTATTTAGTTAAGAATAAAACAGCTACCCCTGCACAGGTCGCAAAGGCTACTGACGTATCGTATGGGTACGCTTACAAGTTAATGCAGAAGATCGGAACGCCGAAAGAGGTGTTTATAGCAGAGGAGGAAGCAAACGGCACCAGAAAAAAGCCACTACCCTCTGGGGGAAACTCAGAGGGATTTTCTCGCGGTCATATTCTTGATACTGCTAAAGCATACGTAACTAAGGATCGTGCGGCTGATCATGGGGATATGGAGAATAACTTCTCTAGGATAGCTGATTACTGGACGGTGCATCTTGACTACCCTGTATCAGCTACCGATGTCGCCGTGATGATGACACTTCTAAAGGTAGCACGTATTAATTCTAATCCGAAACATCCAGACAACTGGGTGGACGGGGCAGGTTATATGGCGTGTGGTGGTGAGTTAGCAGGGGGTGACTTCTAATGGACTTAATCACAATAGATTTTGAAACATACTATGACAGGGATTTTTCCCTGTCTAAGTTAACAACAGAGGAGTACGTACGCGATCACCAATTTGAGGTGATTGGCGTGGGTATCAAGGTGAACAATGAAGGAACTGAATGGGCAAGCGGAACGCATGAACAACTTAAACGATACTTACACACCTTCAACTGGGCAGAAAGCATGGTTCTCGCTCACAACACTTTGTTTGATGGTGCCATTCTCTCTTGGGTGTTTGATATTCATCCTCGCGTGTATACCGATACTTTGTGTATCGCCCGTGCTTTACACGGGGTGGAAGTTGGCGGCAGTCTCAGGGCGTTGTCTGAACGCTACCAGATTGGCACTAAGGGAACCGAAGTCTTAAACGCGTTAGGCAAACGTCGAGCCGATTTCTCTGAACAAGACTTGGCGCTGTACGGTGACTACTGCATAAATGATGTCGAGTTAACATACAAACTCTTCAACATCTTCCTAAAGAAAGGCTTTCCTAAACAAGAACTTATGATAATAGACATGACGTTACGTATGTTTACTGAACCGTTCTTGGAGTTGGACATTGGGTTGCTTGAACAGCACCTTGAAGACACACGTGAACGTAAAGACCAACTACTTGAGGATGCAGGTGTATCTAAGGAAGACTTGATGTCTAACCCTAAGTTTGCCGCAGTGCTTGAGGGCCTAGGCGTAAAGCCGCCTATGAAAATAAGTTTACGTACAGGCAAAGAAACATTCGCGTTCGCCAAGAACGACGAAGAGTTCAAGGCTCTGGTTGACCATGAGGATGACCGAGTGCAAGCGGCAGTAGCCGCACGTCTAGGCACGAAGAGTACCCTTGAGGAAACACGTACTCAGAGGTTTATAGACATAAGTAAACGTGGGACTTTGCCGGTTCCAGTAAGATACTACGCCGCACACACTGGGCGATGGGGTGGTGATGACAAGATCAACATGCAGAACCTACCTAGCCGTGGCCCAAATGGTAAGAAGTTAAAGCGTAGCATCCTAGCACCAGAAGGACACACGTTGATTGACTGTGATAGTTCGCAGATCGAAGCACGTGTACTCGCATGGTTGGCAGGTCAGGATGACATTACTCAGTCATTCGCTAATGATGAGGATGTATATAAGGTGATGGCTTCTCGCATATACGGTGTTGCCGAGGACGAAATAACTAAAGACCAACGGTTTGTAGGTAAGACTACTATCCTTGGCGCAGGTTATGGGATGGGTGCAGTTAGGTTTCAAGAACAGCTAAAAGGCTTTGGGTTTGAAATGGAACTGGATGAAGCGCGTCGAGTTATCAATATCTATCGTGAGGCTAATTGGAAAATAAATCAGCTATGGCGCGACTGTCAGAACATGATCAAGTACATGGTGAACGGCGATACCATACAGATAGGTAGGGAAGGTGTGCTGAAAGTGTTGGGATCAGAACGTGGTATTCTTCTTCCTTCTGGTTTGATGCTACGTTATGACGACTTATCAGGTGAGCAAGGGGAGCGTGGTGTTGAGTATAGTTACAAGACACGGCGTGGTCGCACCCGAATTTATGGTGGGAAGGTAACAGAGAATGTATGTCAGGCGATAGCGCGTTGCATTATTGGTGAGCAAATGTTACAAATCAGCAAGAGATGTCGTATTGTGTTAACGGTGCATGACTCCATCGTCGTATGTGTAAAAGACGAGGACGTGATCGAATCGAGAGCGTTTGTTGAGGAGCGTATGCGTTGGACACCCGACTGGGCGGCAGGTCTGCCTATCAATTGTGAAAGTGGACTAGGAAAATCTTACGGAGATTGTGAATGAGTGTAGCCCCGTGGTCGTTCAGCAAGATTAAAGCGTTTGAACAATGCCCTAAACAGTTTTACCACGAGAAAATACTTAAAGAGTATCCTTTCGTCCAGACCGATGCGATCTTGTACGGTAACGAGTTTCACAAAGCCGCAGAAGATTACGTTGGTAGTGATACCCCTCTACCTAAGAGGTTTAGCTACGCGCAAGCAATGCTTGATTCCCTTAACGACAAACGAGGGGTCAAGCTATGCGAACAAAAGGTAGGCGTAACTGAGAACCTAACCGCATGTGGATTCTACGATAAAGATGTTTGGTTCCGTGGGATCATTGACTTGCTAATTGTTGACACGTTGGGGGAAACCGCATGGGTCATCGACTACAAGACTGGTAAAAATGCACGATACGCAGACAAAGGGCAGTTAGAACTAATGGCTCTGTCTGTGTTTATACACTACCCCGAAGTAAAGAAGATTAAAGCAGGGTTAGTGTTTGTTGTTAGTAATGATCTTATCAAAGCGAAGTACCATGAGTACGATACCAGTTCCTTGTGGACTAAATGGCTAGGCAAGTATGAAGCCATGAAGATCGCCGCCGATAAAAACGTCTGGAATCCGCGCCCGAATGGTCTGTGCAAAAGGCACTGCCCTGTCACCGTGTGCGCTCACAATGGGAGTAACTAATGCCATACAAAAATAAAGAAGACCGTAAGAAACAAAAGAACAAATCTGTCGATAGTAAAGAGTTTAAGGCACGTATGGAAAGACAGCGTGCCAGAAGAAAGATGGATAAGACAGGTAAAGACGCTAACAAGAATGGTAAAGCTGACAAGAGAGAAGGCAAGGACGTAGCACATAAGAAGCCGTTGGCACGTGGGGGTTCCAACAAAGATGGCGTCACAGTACAAAGCCGAAAGAAAAACCGTACGGCAGGTGGGGCGTTGAGCAAAGGCTCTAAGAAAAAATAGTTAGTGACACACTAACACCGCGCCATACGGCGTTGCGATGGAGAACGATGTGCAAATATTAAAGAACAAGGCGCTACTGTTGCGTCTGAAAAACCCGAACAAAGTTACTACAGTTGTCGAGAAGAGCCGAGAACTATCAAACAATCAAGTAGTAGTTAACTGGGGTGTAGACGAAGCGCATACCCTAAAGAAGTTAAATATAAAGGTGCCATCACCCATTGAAGGACAGTACCAATGGTCTGGTCAGTACACACCCTACGAACACCAAAAGGTTACTTCCGCGTTCCTTACTATGAACCGAAGGGCTTTCTGCTTTAACGAGCAGGGTACAGGTAAAACTGCGTCTGCTATCTGGGCATCCGATTTCCTAATGACCCAAGGTAAGATACGGCGTGTGTTAGTTATCTGCCCGCTCTCGATCATGGATAGCGCATGGCGCAATGACTTGTTTAGTTTTGCCATGCACCGCACGGTTGATGTGGCTTACGGTGCTAAAGAGAAGCGCAGAAAGATTATTAACCAAGGCTCTGATTACGTCATCATTAACTATGATGGGGTAGAGATTGTAGCCGATGACATAGCCAAGGGTGGGTTCGACTGCATCATAGTAGATGAAGCTACTCACTATAAGAACGCACAGACTAAACGATGGAAGACACTCAACAAGTTGTTAACCGATCAGACTTGGTTGTGGATGATGACAGGTACCCCTGCGGCTCAATCACCCCTCGACGCTTACGGTATTGCTAAGTTAGTTAACCCCACTGCCGTGCCAAGGTTCTTTGGTTCGTTCCGCGATATGGTGATGTACAAAATCACCAACTTCAAATGGAAGCCAAAAGAAACTGCTTCGGATACAGTCTACAACGCACTGCAACCTGCTATCAGGTTCACAAAAGATGAGTGTCTGGACTTGCCCCCTATGGTATATGCCAAGCGAGAGGTAGAACTCACGCGTCAGCAGACAAAATACTATAAAGAACTAAAGAATAAGATGGTATTACAGGCCGCAGGGGAAGAGATAACAGGGGCTAACGCCGCTATCATCATGAGTAAACTCCTACAAATCTCTTCTGGTGCGGTGTATACCGATAACGGAGAGGCATTAGAGTTTGACATCAAGAACCGATACAAAGTCTTACGTGAGGTAATCGACGAGAGTAGCAAGAAGGTGCTTGTGTTCGTA